ATTTACATCAAGTTGCGTTAGTTTATTTATTCCACCCCTATCTTTGATTAGCTGTTTAATTTGATTATGAGAGCTGACGATTGGCTCATAATTCATTGATACCCAACGATCTGAATCAAGGTCTTTTGCTGCATTTCTAAAGTCGTCTTTTTTTTCTTTTCTTTTTGCATCCCACATTTCGTATTGTTTTTGTTGTACGCCAATACGATCTTTTGCGGCTTGGAACTCTCTTGCAGACACTTTGTATGGATCTGGAAGTGTATCTATTTTTGGTGCTGATTGAGGAATTTCCTCTTCTGCTAGTTTTTCAACAACTGGAGATGCTGGCGATGCGGCAACTGCTTCAGTCATTAAAGAAGATGCTGGTTGGCCACTAGCTAATTTAATTGCTTGTTCTGGACTTACATTTTGACTTCCAACAAGTGCTTTTACAAGATCGGCCTTACGTTCTTCTGCTGCCGCTTCTTGAGCTTGCTGCCTTTCTATTTTGCTTAAGTATGTTTGAAGTGCAAAATCTCTAAGTTTGCTTCCACCTGGGGCAGAAGTAATTTGAAGAACATCCTCTGGATTCTTTGCAGACAACGCCTGAAGAATAAGAGGCTGCATGGCAGCATTCTCTTCATCTGCTTGCTTTTTAGCTTGATGAGCAAGTAACGCACTAACTAATCCAGTTCCAAGAGCCACGCCAAGTGACTGCCCAGTACTTGCGTATGGGTTAAACATCTTTGGAGCTGCTACAGCTAAGCCTTGCAATCCCAATCCGTATGGAGTTTCTAGGGCGTTCGTATTGACTCCAGCAAGTGCTGCAAGAATAGGATTAGTTGCCATTATTTAGATCCTTTAGCGTAGTTAATTGCAGCAAATGGAAGTGCTTGTCCAAGTTCTTGACCAAATGAACTTCCAAAACTAGGCTGCTGTTGTGTCTGGTACCCTTGCATACCCTGCATAGCCGCTATGTTTTGAGCAGATTCAGCACCGATGCGAGCACCAGCAACACTAGCGCCAGCACCAATACGAGCTTGCTGTAATTGAGCTTGGCGATTTCTCTCAGCTTGAGCAGCCTCAGCAGAAGTTGCGTATGGCAATGTCCACATCTTTTCTGTAGCAGCATACTGTTCAAATGGAAGCTTCTGACCACCCATAAACTGTTCATATCCCTGCTGTTGATATTGCGAACCAAGTTGAAAGGCTTGAGCACGAGCTTGATTACGAGCATTGTTTTGTGATTCTGCAAGAGCTCGGGCCTGTCCTTGGTATGCACCACTATTAGGATCTATACCCTGATCTGCCATGCGCTGTTGAAACTCTTCGTTTTGACGTTGGAACTCTGGTTCCATCGTTCTATTAAACTCATCAAAGACGCTTTTACGAGCTTCGTTCATCTGATCTGTAAAGCCCTGCTGTTGTACATTTGCCCAAGGATTGTTTGGATCAAACTGACCAGCTCGTCTAAGAATATTCATTCCAAAGTTACCAGATACATCACCCATCTCATTGCCTTGCTGCTCGGGTGTCAAATTTGCAAATCGTTGTGCATCTGTTGGAGGCATTGCTGGTCCTGATGGTGCTTTAGGATTCTTATTTGGTTCTGTTCCTTTTACAGGACGCCCACGGCTATCAATACGCCTTCCAGATGAGTTGGTAAGCTGACCCTGGGAGTTGCGGTATACGCCAGGAGATAAGCGTTTAAGTCCATTTGCTGGATTATTTGTTGATGTAGTAGCACTCGGATTAGTTTTAAGAGCACCACCCTTATTAGCTGTTTTATTTGCTACCATAATTATACCTGCGCACCTAAGTCGTATCTTATTTCAAACCCTAAAAACTGTAACGATGAATTTTTAATGCTTCCACCAACTCTAATTGCTGCACAATGTCCTTGCCCTGCCGCTGAATAACGATCGTAAATATACTCTATATCTGCGGACCAAGGTTCAAAGTATGATGGAACTGTAACTGTTGCAGGTGATGGAGCTACTGGAGGAACATCGCCAGGATAAACATAAGCAGTATGAGCAGCGCCATCACTACCCCATTTAGAACCCCATGCAGTAAACTTTGCTGATGGAGTAGTAACCTGAGTAAGTACTGAACTACGTTTAAAGTCTGTATCCAAACCAAGGTTGAGCGTAACTCCACGTTTACCCCTAAGTAGCGGACGTATATCCTTAAACGCTTTATAATTGCCACGAGCGCCATAGAATGAGAACGCAGTGCGACAAGAGAACGCTATTGATTGTGATGTTGTTGCAGTTACAGCATCAGCATAGCCAGTTTCGCCTTGGTATATAGCTCCAGTGTTTGAGCCATAGAAAGGAAGATTAAGAAACTTGCACGATGCTACAGCATGTTCGCCATTATAAAGCACAAACTGCGTCCATGATTTGGTATCAATTGCGTATACTAGTAGTGTTGCAGATGATGCACTATCAGGAAGAGTGATATAAACACGTCTTCCTTGTGGCCAAAAGAATCCACCCCATAACTCTGTAGAAGATGCTTGCGTTGAATACTGAGTAATCAATGGATTTATTTTCAAGCTAACTATATTTGTTGCTTGCTCTGGATCTGTTTCAAACAACGCAGATACAGGAATGACTCCCTGTTGCGTAACAATCCAAACGTCTTGATTGACTCTTATAAATGCTTTGCGACCAAGTGGTTTTCCAATTATGAAGTGAGCTACTAAGTTCCAGTTTGCGGTGTCATCTGGAGAGTTCCCAGTATACATAACTATTTCGCCTTCCGACGAAACAGCCATAAAATAATCCTGCGCTCCTAAACCTTTATTATTTGTGTAAGAGCCAATAAATAAAAGATAACCACCACGACGGAAAATATATTGAAAGTCATAAGAGGTCATTGCTGGACTACCAGTGGCTAATGTGGCCTGAATAGTTTTGTGATACCACATCATCATGGTATTTTTCTGCGCGAAGTAAAGTCGCTCTCTATATGATGATACCTGTGCGAGTGTTGTATTACCTCCAGTAACTCCAGTACCAGTGATGTTAATTGCCTTTCCTGTACCTCCTATACCTATGTATACCTGTGGCTCATTTGTTCCATTGCAAAGGTATATATTCCCAGCAAACAACTCTTTGTTCCAACTACCTGCACTATAAGCACCAGCAGTACGAGTTATATCTGTAACTACTCCAGTAGATGAAATAGAATATAGAGCTGTATCAGTTCCAGCTATTAACTGAGCAGTTGTATCCTTCAATGAATACTCATGCATGAAACGAATAGGAGTGCTTGGAATAGTCGCGCCATCAGTTGTAAAAGTTGTGTATCCAAGGCGTACAGTAGGAGCGCCAGCACCAGGGAAGATGTTAGTTAATTCCAATGCTGATGCTGGATCCATGTTATCGATAGGACTCACGAGGTCCAAACCAAGTGATGGAGGTGGCATTGTAAAACCCTGAAAGCTCACATTACCTCTTTAAATTAACATTAAATGGCATTTGATATTCAGCGTTGCTCTTAGATTGATCCCATATATTGCTTGGCTGCCACTGATTGAAATAACCACCTGCGAATCTCTTTGATACTCCAAGAGGTAGTGGTTGAGTTTGTGCCCAAGCATTAGGACCAGCAGAACTAACCCAAGGTGTTTGATCGTTAATTGGAGCATTCATTTCCATTGCTTGTTGCTCTGCTCCAGTGGTCTGCATTTGACCTTCAGGAACATTGCTTGGCTGCATAGGAGATTGCTGAATTGTATGTGGTACAGATTGATTCTGAGCTTCAACTGCTAAAAATCCTTTTCGTTGATTATCAGTCTGATCACCTGACTGATCACCTGCCGCTTGTTGATTTGCGGCTTCTTGTTGAGCTGGATTTGCTTGCAATGCAGATACCATACTAGCTCCAATTTTCTGTGGAGCTTGTGCGTATGATCCTGCTGTTGGCCGCTGAAATTTAGTGATCATTAATAAACATTTCCGTTATTAGGTGTTCCAGGAGATGATGCTACTATTCCTTGTTGTGGCTGCTGTGCTTGCTGCTGTTGGTTATATGGCTGACGTTGTCCCATTTGTTGTGCATATGCTTGCTCTTGAGCTAGCAATGCAGCGTATTGCTGTGGAACTTGTGATTGATAAGGAGCATATTGCGGTTGCCACATTTGCTGTTGAGCTGGAGCGTATTGTCCAGTCGACTCATTGAAGTTTGGAGATCCACCCGCATACATCAATCCTGGATTGCCATGCATATACTGTTCAAATGGTAGTTCAGGTTTAGGAAACATATATGGCTTGTTACCAAAAGCAGCACCCATGCCAGCAGCAGCGCCAGCAGCGATTCCAGACATTTGATTGCCTGGGCCCATTGGCATT